TCTTAATATTAGTTATTGCAGCTTCTATAAGTTCATCAGTAACTATTTCATCTACTGTAGCTGTGACCTCAAGTTCTTCAGGATTAATTAAGTTAAGAGATGTTAAATTAAATTTGTCAAGATAGTCTTGTTTAATAGTAACTTCTTTAATTTCAAAGACACCATCATGTGCAATGCTTCTATGGATATCATTAGTATATTCTTTATATAATATTTTAATCATATCTAGAGTTAACAGACCTTTTCTATCTATTATCTTGATTATATCTTCAGAATCCTGGTGACATACTTGTCTTGGAACCCAATTAAAATAAGCAAGCATAGACTTGAAGTTCACATGGTTTTTAGTATGTGTATTAGATATTATACCACTATAATCAGCTATAAGCATTAGTAAGTACAACACACTTTTCTCATAATGAGAGTTCGCCATAATTTCCATAGCCAGAATATGATTGTCATTATCAGTGCTTTCAAACATACTTTTTAGCTGCTTATACACATCATAGTCTATAACTGTAGAATCATCACCATTAATATTAGTAAGTAACTCTGACTCACAATAAATTGGTTTACCTTGAATAGCATCATATGTTTCTTGATACTCTGGCTCAATACCATAAACATATTGATTTACATAGATGCCCATATCTCCATTACACAGAGTATTTCTCATGTCTGACCAATTTGAACAAACTCTCTCAGCACCTGTGCTTGCTATTGCTGTTTCTAACTTATCAATGTAATATTGATCATTACAAAGTTTCTTTACATTGTTAAGAATGGTATTTGCATCTGCAAAATAATACCAATTAGATGTAGTAAGTTTGCCTACACTGCTCTTACCACTGAACACAACGGTAGCTTTAGCTGGATCTCTTACTACTCTGATACCAAGATTCAATGCAAGATCTTTTAGTTTCATTCTTGGGATATTAACTCCCGGAAGCAGATATATTGTGTCTCCTTTTGCAGGAACATATCCTTTTGAATTTACAAATGTAGAAACTGAATCTCCCAAACTCTCTATAATAGTAGCATCAAATCCACGAATAGTATTACTGTCTGAGTTACTACTCAACTTAATATGAACAAATTTTTCCATAGTTTAATTTATAAAGATTAGGGAGAGTATTACCTCTCCCCATCTTAGTTTTTAATTAGCTTAATGTTTGTTTAAAGGTGGTGACTGTTTTATCCTTGTTTTATTGGATAGCCATCTTCACCACACTAGTATTCTGCATAAGAGCAGCAAACTTCACCTTGTTTCCATTTACTATCTCTTTGACCATATAATACCTAAGATCATTTGTAAATGCCTCGCATTCTGTAGTAAGCAATGCCAATCTACTAATCATGTCTTTAGATACTACACTCTTCTCAGCTTTTGTAAGTGAATAGTTTATTACCCTAGTTGCAATAACACTAGAAATATCAGCTCTAAATTCATCATCTTTACCAACTGCAGCTGTCAAAGATCTTATTACATAGTCCTCATCCTTAGTAAGAATATCTTCAGGAGATATAATCCTATCTAGCTTATTATTAATAAACATAGTAAACATCATACTAAAGTCTGCTCCAACAGAACCCTCACCAATCATCTGAATTAGTGGTAGCTCATCTTCAAACTTCTCAATAGAACTAATAGCATTGAAGAATGTAGTAATAGATCTTGGATTAACTCTCTGAGTTACAAGCTCTGGATGCATCAACATAAAGTTAATACACCTACCATCTATTCCTGCTGTCTCAGCCCACTTAGCCCATACATTAACATCATATTTCATCTCTACAGAAATAAATCTAGTCTTCTGAGCAACATCCAAGCTAGTAACATTATAGTCACCATTGTCTGGATTAGTAGTTAAGATGACATGCCAGTTCTTAGGTAGCTTCCAAGAAACATATTCTTGTCTATCTAGAATCTCCATTGTTGCTTGCATAAAGCGGTGCATTTTGTTAACCTACAGGCTCTTTATCCTGTAGTTCTGTGTCTTTATTATTAGATTATACACACAGTTCAGACTATATCATCACATATTTCTATGTGTCATGCGCTCTTGGTGTTTTACTGTCTGTTCTAGACTCCATACACTAGTCGTTGCACCTTCCTTATATCCCTATAAGGCTTGGCTCAGGATTGTCCATCTCTGGAGTTTCCCTGAATTCACATGATTTATTGCGGACCAACCACTTTATGCTTTTTTCCATCTATAACCACCAGCAGTTAAACCTTTAGATATTGCTCTATTAATATTAGAGATACCAAGTTCTTTACTTGCTTCAGTTATAGACTCCCATTTTTTGATAAAAACATTATCAGTACTATATTGTAATACAGATTCTAACTTATATTTTTTATCTCTAGAAAATACTAAAGAAACTTTATTATAAGACCAGATATAACCTCCTGCAGAAGTTTGTTTTCCATTACATACTGCTTTTATACTATTAATACTTTTAGCATTAATAGATTTAGCAGCAGCTGTAAAAGATTCAAAACTTTCTAAATACTCACCTTTGTCAAGTGAATACTTATGTACTGCTTTAAGATTATAAGGTTTTAAACCATTTGCATAAGCCTTTTTTTTAGCAACACTTATCCTTCTTTTATACACATCATCTCTAACTAAAGTTTGAGGATCTAGTATATGATTTATATAAGGATTTAGTGTACTAATATAATAAGCTTCTCTTTCTATTAAAATATCATCAGAACATATTTCCACAATTGTAAAATAAATTTCTTCTTTACCATATTTATTGTATAAATTTTGCATTGTTCTATTATGATGCTTTAAATTTTCAAGAGACCACAAGTGGTGTTTTAACCTGTTACCAATATTACAAGAGCTACCAATGTACTCTTTATCATTAATTTTAATTTTATAGATTCCTATACTCTTTAATGCTGTCTTAAGAGTTTGTGTGTTTAATTTTTCCATATCACAAAGATAGTTAAATTATTCACACTAACACTATTAGACTGCATATTTTGTTAATCCGCACGAGTATAATCATCCAATACCAAGAAACCACCCTCACCTTTACCTTGTATCCATTCAGGAGCAGCATGAGCCATTCTCTTATCAGCAACAGTATATCCTGCTTTAAGAGCTCCTTGTATCTGAGCTTCAGTTATCCATCTTTGCTTACCCTCCTGATTTCTTACTAAAAATTCTTTAACAGGAAAACCAACAAGGTCACCTAGTTCTTCTATCTGTGATAGATTAAGTTTTACTACATCCATACCAAGCTCTTTACCCAACTGCATAATAGCAGAAGTCTTACCAAGACCGGCATCACCCTCTATGTTAATTGCAACAGGCACCTTGCCTTCAGCTTGAATATGCTGGTTATTCTTAACCATATGACGGATAAATCCTTTTAACTCTTCTACATTTAATTGTACTGTGCTCATAATTAATTCTCTTTTATTGTTTCTTCTATATCATTAATACATAATTCTATTTCATGTCTCTCACTACCACCCTCTTCTATCTCACTAAGACACAATGAATATAAATCATAAAACTCATCTTTCAGATGAGGATATTCCAAACTTTTATCTTTAATAAAACTTCTTAATTCATTTAAACTCATAACTCTAGTTTAATTACCTTACCAGGAAGGTCATTATTCATATTTGATCTTTCTGACAATACCCAAAGAATATTACTTCTTGGTACTACAGATGTATAACACTCACCATCAGTAAAATATACCAAGCTAGTATATTTCTTTTGATTAGCATTATAATAATCTAAAACAGGATCAAACTCTGTCATTAACATATAAGCTTTCACTCATAACTGGACTATCCCTTTAACTCTATTGAGTTAGCTGATTATAGTCTCTGAACCTTTTTCTTGTAAATGTGTTTTAAAGATTTCTTTTTTCCTTTCTAAGAAAATAGTTGCATCTTTATACAGATAGTTATAAAATAAGTTTGCTTTTTTATTTCTTTTATAGCTTAACTCATATACTTTACTACCTTTTGCTTGAACTAATCTACCAGACAAATTAATTTTTTTATCTAATACATTCAAGAAAGCTTTTGTACCAATAAATCTAAAGTGAATAACAGGAAAAATATTATTGTTTCTCCAATGTTTTTCTTTAGATATAAATACACTACCATCTCCATCAAAGTACCCCCTTATAAAATGATATATTAAATCATCATGTATAATTGGAAACTCTAAGGTTAAAGTTTTTCTTGGTATACACCCAAATTTAGCTAAATCATTAACTAAAAGTTGAGAGGTAATTCTGACATGTGAGTGTATTAAACCCATAAATAAGCCAGACTTTTTAGTATAATCAATTATAGGTCCTTCAAAAGATAAACTTTTTTTAAACTTTTCTAAATGACTTTTATCTTTAATACATAGTACTAATGATAATCTATCCTGTCCTGCTCTTTCATGGATACATCCATCTGCCAGTAAAAAACCCAACCAATAAGCTTTTTCTTCAGTGTCTATTTTGTTAAAATAAACATCATTTACATTATATTTTCTTTTCATGGTGGTATATATATACATCCAATTTAAGAATAATATCTCACATTTGTAAGAAACTTGGCTGCGGATTGTGCAATCTATTAATCTTTTTACTATATCTAGATAATTAGTCTAGCCCTTATGTATGTTACCATCATAAGTTAGTAATTAATAGCTCTAAGCATTTTCCCGCAATTTACAGCATTTTTTACTGTACATCACTGTACAGGGAGGCACATTTAACCCTACCTCCACGGCCTTGTACTTTAATCTCATTATTACCTTTGTAAGGTTCAATAGATCTAATACTTGTATCACACTGTATCATTGTAATATCTACACCTGTTTTATAGATATGATGTATTTCTCCCATAAACTCTTTTAGCTCAGAATCACTTACAGAACCCGAAGTATCAATAGCTAGTAGCATATGTTGTTTCATCTTAATTTTAAGACCTGGATTTTCATCATACCTTCTGTTTTCTTTTCTACGGATTTTCTTAGTAAATACCTTTGTACTAACTCCAGTAAATCTTCTAATATATCCACGCCAGTCAAACTTAGGT